GGGATATGGAATTGAATATGCCATACTTAACCGCGATGTCAAGTATTGTGTAGATTCAAGTGTGGGTCTACATTCAGTTATGAGAATACGTAATGGTTTTATTGTAGGAACATAAAAGGAGAATAAAATGAACACAAATATAATATTAATAGCTCAAAATGAAATTTTTAATATAGTTACAGAATTAATGAAGAGCTATGCAATGACTGAGGCAGATATGGTTATAACTTTGCAGTTTGTGCAGTCAAAAATGACACAAATGGCGTTGACAAGAAATGCCTATTTAGAAAATAAATCTATTGAGAAAACAGAGGAGGCTGAATCGAATGAAACGAGCAGTTAAAGCAGTGAAAGTTATAGATGGAGTTAAAAATGGTCAGTATATAAACTCACAAGATCCTATATCCTTATTACACGAATTAGCCAATGATGGTTGGGATATAATTTATGAAGATACAGGCGAAATCATTCAGCCGGAGCAATATGCGGAAGCTATGAAGCCATGGATTATCCCACCAAAAGAAACTAACTAAAGGAGTCTAAGAATCATGGCAGATATACAAAATTACGTAGATCAAGTCCTTGCTGCTGATTATGGAGAAGAGGTTCGTGGTTCAATCGCTAATGCAATACTTGCCATGAATGACGAAACAGAATCTGCCAGTAAAAATGCAAGTGGAGCAAAAGATTCAGCAGCGGCTAGTGCTAAGGAAGCAGCTTCATATTTAACTAGCTCTCAAAAAGCTCAAACTGCTTCAGAGACAGCTCAAAAAGCAGCTGAAACAGCTCAAAAGACAACAGAAACATATATTCAAACAGCAGCAACTAGTGCCCAACAAGCTCAGACGTATGCACAGAATGCTTCAACAAGTGCTAGTAATTCAGAGTCAAGCGCTCAAAATGCTAGTACAAGTGCTCAACAGGCTCAGACGTATGCTCAAAATGCCTCGGAAAGTGCTAGTAATTCAGATTCAAACGTATCCAAGGTATTAGCAGCACAAACAGCAGCCGAGACAGCTCAAAAAGCAGCTGAAACTGCAAATTCGAATGCAAAAGAATATGCTCAAAATGCAGCAAGTAGTGCTAATAATGCAAGTAATTCAGCTGTCGAAGCTTCAACCATTGCTCAAAATGCAGCAACTAGTGCATCTGAAGCTCAACAATATGCGTCAACTGCCAACAGTTATTCAACTAGTGCTGAGAAGAGCGCTAATGATGCAAAAGAATATGCTCAAAATGCTTCAGAAAGTGCTGATAAATCAGAAACTAGCGCAACAGATGCCAAGACAAGTGAAGAAACAGCAAAGGATTATCTTGATAGTATTGAGGACAAAATTAGACAAGTTACTGAATTAAAATCAGATATTATAACTGATCAAGCAATTTATGACTATCTACTTGACTCGTATAATGAAACATTACTCGATAGTTCTGGATCAAATATGGAGAGCCAGACTATTCTAGCAACTATGTCTGATATACTAGAATTACAACGGCAGGAAAATGATGAGTACACAATTATGCAATCTAAAATCCAAAGTCTTGAGGAAATTGTAAACCTCTTACTAGGATTAGATATAATTAAAGACCAAATTAAAGAGGAGGATCAAGAAGATGGCGAAATTAACTGATTACACAGCAGCTTCCAGATTTGATTCTGGAGACATCTTAATCAAAGATGGTTCTGGTGGTACTAAAAAGATTACAGTAGCAAATGCCGCAGTAGAGTTTGCAGGTTTGGTATCAGCAATGAATCACAGAAATGTTTATAGAGGTAAGAATCTAGGTTCAAGTCTTACATCAACACAATTAGCAGCAATCCAAAATGGATCATTTGATGATTTGTTTATCGGCGATTACTGGAGTATTAACAGCAAGAACTGGCGAATAGCTGATATGGACTATTTCTATAGATGCGGAGATTCAGACTTCACAAAGCATCACTTAGTAATTGTTCCAGATGGATCTCTGTATAATGGCCAGATGAACGAAACAAATACCGCTACTGGTGGTTATGTTGGTTCCAAGATGTATACAGAAGGCCTTGAAGATGCTAAGACAGCATTTACAAATGCATTTGGTGATAATATTCTAACTCATAGAGAGTACCTCGTAAATACAGTTACAGATGGAAGACCATCAGCAGGAGCATGGTTTGACTCTACAGTTGAACTCATGAATGAGATAATGGTATATGGAACTACAGTTTACAGTGTAGCAAATAATGGAACAACAGTTCCTACTTTATATACTGTAAATAAACAGCAATTAGCATTGTTCCAGATGGATCCTACAAAGATTAATCAGCGAATTACTTACTGGTTACGAGACGTCGTTTCGGCTTCGGGCTTCGCCTGGGTGAACTCCTACGGCGCTGCGAACTGCTACGCCGCTTCGTACTCTGATGGGGTTCGTCCTTATGCTATCATTGGTTAGTTCCTAATCTGCGCGCTCCATGCGCGCCTATAAAAACTGAATACAGCAACTAAGAAAGGATGGTAAATCAAAATGGATAATCAGAAATATAGTATTACTTTAGAAGATGGTACTAAGATATCAGATTTAACACTAAATGGTGTTAACTATGTATCAGATGTTGAGATAAAGGCTGAACTGTTTGAGAACAATCTCGGAACAGTAGTTATTTCAGATGGTCAAAATGAGGAAGTCCATACAAATATGGAACTTCTTCAGATTGCAAAATACGGCAGGGAATATTACTTTGTAATTAGGGATATTCCACAGGAAACTCTAATACTTAACCAGATTAGAGCTGATCTAGATTACACAATGATGATGAATGACATCGATTAATTAAAATAAATAGAAAGGAATAGCATATATGTCAGAGCATAGCAAGAAATATGATATCGTCTTGAAATATTATAAGTCTAAAATGTGGAATGAAGCTCGAGTTAGAAATGTAGTATCAAAAGGCTGGATTACTAAAGAAGAGTTTACTGAGATAACTGGACAGGATTACTAAAATGAGTGTACCACTTAGCAAAAGAACTGAATCAAAATTACAAGTAATCGTAACAGCAACTGATATAAAGACTGCAATTCATGATTTATGTCTTAGAGATTTTGGAATTAAGGATATCGACCACATTATACGTAAAAAGTATAATGTCATCCAAAATGCTAAAGATAAACATGAGAGATATTCTCTTGAACTTTATCGAGCTAGGGATGAACTTGCAAGTCTATCAGACCAATTATTGTATAATGTTCGAACTGCTAATAGACAGAAAATGAACTCACTAAGAAAATGTAATATAAGGCTTAGTTATCAAGAGAAGGCCTTAGATCTTTGTGAAATGATTATAGCAAAATCACAAGATATCGTTACGTTCTTTGCAGTTGATTTAAAAACATTCAAACCATTAGTAACCTTAATAGATTCTGAGATTAAACTAATAAAATCTTGGATAACCTATACAAAGAAAGTTATGAAAATACTATAATATATATGGGCAACGTCTGACAAGGATTGTGCGTTTCGGCTTCGAACTTCGCCAATGTGAACAACAACGGCAATGCGAACTACAACAACGCTTCGAACTCTAATGGGGTTCGTCCTTATGATTCAAAATCAACTAACCAATGGTCTTGAAGGAGATGTTGTCCTTTCCGTCAAGGAAGAATGATAAAAGCTTGTGGTGAGCTTCGGATATCCATATTTCCGGACCTACGCTATTCGCCAAGACGACTATATGCTATAAGGGGTGAATAAATATGGAAGATTACAAGTCTATAATGTGTGATCCTAATAATTTATATGAGGCATATGTAAAGACTGTAACAAGTTCTAAGTGGAAGGAGACCACTCAAAAAGTAATGCTGAATTATTTGAGATGTATATTTAGTATTTCAGATGATTTAGAAAATATGACTTATACTCCTGGAAAACAAGGAGAATTTATACTTAGTGAACGAGGTAAGAGAAGACCAATTACAACATCTCAACCAAGGGATAGGATTGTAAGGAATGTTCTATGCGATGAGATACTCTTACCTCAAGTAACTAAAAAGATTATCTATGATAATGGTGCTTCATTAAAGAATCGAGGTATTGACTTTACAAGACGACGATTTGAGATGCATTTACACAAAGCTTTTGAAGAATTTGGAACTAATGAGATTTATGCCATATTTGGAGATTTCTCAAAATTTTATGATAACATAATTCATTCAATAGCAAAAGAACAATTACTAGAACTATTTAACTATGATCCATATCTTAACTGGCTATTTACTGTTATCTTTGATAATTTCAAAGTAGATGTGTCATACATGACTGACGAAGAATATGAGAACTGTTTATTCAATACAGTCTTTGATAAACTTGAATATCGTAAGATTCAAAATGGTCTTAAAACTGGAACTAAGTTTATGGAAAAATCAGCAAATATGGGTGACAGAGTTTCACAAATAATAGGAGTATATTATCCAAGTCGTGCAGATATATTCATCAAATATGTTATGGGAATGAAATACTATGGTAGATTCTCAGATGACTGGTATTTAATACACAAAGATAAAAGCTTATTAGAATACATACTTAATAAAGTTAGAGATATATTCAAATCCTTAGGAATACATTTAAACGAAAGAAAGACCAAAATAGTCAAACTTAATCGACCTTTTAAATTTCTACAAATATGGTATACATTAACAAACACTGGACACATAAATAAGAAAATAAACTCGAAGCGTGTAAGAGACATGAAGAAGAAACTCAAAAGCTTCAAGATTAAAATAGATAATAACGAAATGAACTATATACAAGCTGAAGATACATTTAAAAGTTGGTATATGAATCATGCTAAAATAATGTCTAAACAGCAAAGACAGACACTCTTGAAATTATTTGAAACTTTATTCAACAAGGAAGTCATCATAGAGAAAGTTTCAGGTAAATATAAAATGTATATATTTGATAAAGGAGGCGATACCCTTGGTTTATTAAAACTTTGTCGTAACTTGTAATTGTTTTGTGTGTAAAAGGAGATTTAATTATGGAACTTGAAAGAAGAAGCAGTGGAGTAGCTAAAGGTGGCCTGACTACAGGTATTATTGGTACATCATTAGGAGCATTAGCATTGTTGGGGAATGGTGCAGGTATGCTTAATAGAGGTGGATATGGTGGAGTGTCAGTAGCTCCATTATCAGTAGCAGAAGGTGGCGGCTATTTATCTGGTTGCTGTAGCGAAGATCATTTCGTAAATCGTTATGAACTTGAAGCCGAGCAGAAGATCGCAAATCTTGAATCGCAAATTGCTTTGAAGGATGCTAACACAGCTACAGATGCCAAAATGCTTGAGATGTATAAGTATATTGACGGTAAATTTATTGGATTCGAACAGCAGTTCTCACAGCAGGCAGTACAGAATCAAGCTACACAGGATTCATTCCAGATGCTATCAGAGAGAATGACTTGCTGCAGCAATAACTTACAGAATCAGATTGATGCTGAGCGTCACGAGAGACGTTGTTCAGATAACACAATTGTTACGTACGCTAATGCAACGTTTTATCCTAAGATGATTGCTAATGTCACAACAGGTACTACTACAACTGCACAGGTTCTATATAATCCACTTCCAGTCGATACTTGTGATTGTAATTGCAACAGTGGATGCTAGAATAAATAATTGGGTGGCTGAAATATGTCACCCTCTTTTCTATTGAAAGGAGAAATCAAAATGGTAAGTATTTCCAGCATTGAGCAAGGGTTTGCTAATTACTTAGATACTGAACTTATGACCAAACTTCCTCAAAATGGATTTCAGAAAGTGATTGCCGGAACAGTCATTTCATTAACTATACGTAAAAGTGGAGCTATTATATCAAGTCTTAAAGACAATTCATTCGTCAAAATGCTTGAGGTTATGGATGAAGATGGAAATGTTGACATTGATACTTTAAAAGATGAATTCAAGAAGCAAATGCCAGATGCAGGTGTCAAAGTTGATGTTCCTTATATCGGAGTTATGACATTCAAGAAGAATGATGTCGATAAGTTATATGATTATATTGTTTCAGCTAGTTAAAGGAGGAGTTCAAAATGTCAGAAATATCAAGCACAAGTAAAACTGTTACTATGAAAAGCGATGAAGGCATAATGACCATGGTTGACGTCGAAGCAAAGCTCAAAAATGAATTTCCTGATGAGATAGAAGGTGCAAATGACTATCTCAAAATGGCAAAATTTGCAGAGAGTATGGGTCATTGTAGACTTTCTGAAGGTTTATATGCAATGGCTAAAGATGAATATACTCATGCTAAGTTCATACACAGCGCCTTGACTGATTGGGAAATTGAAGTTGCACCAGAACTCGTAGAGAAGTACAAAGAATTGGATAACAAAATCCATAAAATATTTCGATAAACCAAAGGTTAATTGGATAAAAATAAAAGAAGTTGTCGAATTCTTACTAAAATTTAGGTAAGAAAGGAGGTAATAGCATGGCACAAAGTAGAGTGGAAGCAATTCTAGAAGCCAAAGCAAATGGCACTGAATATACAGCTACACCACTATCAAGAGTCGAAGAGATGTTGATTGATTTGGATTTAAGTGGAGGTGGTACAGTTGATGATACTGTCATTGCTGATATAGATGCATTGAAAGCATATGCAGTAACTGATTCTGAATTTAACAGTAACTTAGGTTATAATACTGTTAAGAATGTAGCTGAGCTAAAAGAACATGCATTACTTGATTCGGACGGCTCATTGATTTAAAGGAGAAACACATGGAAACTTGGATACAGATGCTAGTTACTATAGTATGCTCCGTATTGGCATCATCTGGTTTCTGGTCTTATATTCAGAAAAAAACTGAAAAAACGGATGTTAAGACTAAAATGCTAAAAGGTTTAGGCCATGATAGGATAATGTCACTTGGAATGTATTATCTTGATCGAAAAGATGAGAATGGCGAGGCATATATAACCAAAGACGAATACGAAAATTTACATGACTACTTATATCAACCATATAGTGAAATGGGCGGTAATGGTTCAGCAGAAAGAATAATGAAGGAAGTTGACAAGCTTCCAATACGAAAGGAGAAACAAACGTGAAATTATCAAACGATATGTATGATAAATTAAAATGGATTGCCCAATTGTTATTACCAGCACTTGCTACCTTATACTTTGCTTTGGCAGGTATTTGGGGATTACCATTTGGTGAACAAGTTGTTGGAACATTGACAGCACTTGATACATTCCTTGGAGTAATCTTAGGAATTAGTACAAATCAATACAAGAAGGAGAATGAATGATGAATTTGTTGCTAACATTAACATCCATGATGGGTCTCATAATCGGTTGTCTACTAACTGCCATCGTTTACAAAATTCGAGAGGATGTTGTAGATGGTGTTATGTTAATAGATGAAACCGACCCAAATAAGACACAATGGATATTAAATGTGCAAGTTGATCTTGATAGTTTACAAAAACGTAAGTATATGAAACTTGCAATACACCATTCAACAAAGAATACCCGTACTCAGTAAGGCTGGCGGGTATTAGCATCAAAATATTCTTATGAAAATTTTTCGCGTAAATTTCCGATCCTTTAATAGAAACTATTAATAAAATTTAAGGAGGTAATCGATATGAAAGAACTAAAAATTAAAGTAATAGATATTATTATATCAGTAGTATATGTATATGGTATATATGAGATAATTGATTGGGGTATATATTTATTAAAAGATTATTTAAATACAATATATATTAATTATAATCCTCATATAATGGACTATATACTCTGTGTAATGATATTTGTATGTCTTATAATTAATTTAATTTTATGGAGATTATTTGGAAAGATGATATTAAAAGAACACTTTGAAGAGGAAGCTTAAATGCTTCTTTCTTCTTTTTCGCATAAATTTTTATTCCTTTAATAGAAACACACAGACGTGTTAAAATGAAAGGAGAATAAAACTATGAAAAAGACATTAACAATGGTATTATTAGTAGTAACTTTATTAACAACATTAACAGGATGTGGATTACAAGACAAAGTCGAAGCAAAGTTCGTAGAACATGCTGGAATGTCATTGAGAAAAGAAGTCGATGAAGATTTTATGGAAGAAGGCTGGTCAATTGTAGGAGAATATGATAATGGAAAGGTGGTAAGATACCAAGCAACAGAAAATGGATTTACACTGGACTGTATAATGGACTTTACAACTGGTGGTGGTCAACTTTACATAAATGGCGAGTTAGTAGACGATACATTAACAATGACTGCAGATGAACTATTAGAAATTAATTAAGAGA